ACTGGCAGAAGGTCCCGCTCGATCTCCGGCGCACCTACTGGCGCGAGTGGCGACGGAAGCCCGGCAGCGCCGAGCACCTGGCCGCCTGCAAGGCCGCGATCGCGTCGATCACGAACAAGGGCCCGCAACCGGAGCTCGCGCTCTAGGGGGCAGGCCGAACGGTGCGGCTATCGACTCCGCTGAACGTAGGACGGCAGGTTATCGAGAATCGCGGACAGGTTCGACCGCAGGACGCCGATCTGCGTGTAGATGAAGAACGGCCGGCCCTCGTTGGGCGTCCCGCTGCCGGTCCGAAACCGCATGTCGGCGCCGCTCCCGGGCAGCTCGGTTGCGAGCCACTGACTCACCCGGATGCGCCAGGCCTCGACCTTGCCCTCCCAGGTATCGACCTGGAGCGGCGTACCGCTGCGCGTCGAGAGTTCTCCAGCATGCCGCATGTCGTACTCGATCTTCGATATCTCGTCGAGCTCGGCCCTGATTGTGGCCGCCAGCTCGCGCACCCGCCGGTCCGTCGCGATGCCCTCTCGGATCAGATAGCCGGTCATGACGATCGTGGCCAACACGAGGAGGGTGACGACGCTCCACCAGGTGCGCGTCGTGGCGCCGACACCCATCCATTGCGCGAACAGGACACCGACGATCGCCCCCAAGAGCAGGAGGACCAGCGGCAGCAACCACGTCACCCAGTGCTGCACTACACCGCACCGCCCCTTCGATCGGATCGATGCCCGCGCGTGCTGCGCGGACCGGATCTCGGCCGCGATGATATCCGATGAGTGAGCGTATGGCCAAGGCCCAGGTTCCGCCCCACAGCCTGCCGGCCGAGCGAGCCATCCTCGGCTGCGTCCTGATGGAAGGCCCGGCCGCGCTGGCGAAGGTCGACCTGGAGCCGATCGCCTTCTACCCCGACTCGCACCGCGCGATCTTCGCCGCCATGCGCGGCCTGGCCGAGCGCGGCGCCGGCGTCAGCACGCTCACGGTGACCGACGAGCTCAGCGAGCTCGGCCAGCTCGAGCTCGTCGGCGGGCCCGCCCACCTGGCGCTCTGCCAGGAGGAGGCCAGCATCGAAGCATACCTCCCGCGCTACGTCGAGATCGTGCGCCGGGAGTGGATCCGCCGTGAGTCGATTCAGGAGTGTCAGCACGCGATGCGCGATCTCTTCGGCACGAACGGCCACGGCCCGGCCGTCTCGCTCGCCGAGATCGCCGTGCGCATGGGCGATCGGCTCGCCCGCCTGGCCGAGCAGGTCGAGCCCGACAGCGTGCGCGCGCTGCGCGTCGTCGACCCGCAGCCGGTAGGCGCCGTCCTCGAGGAGATCCGCGGCCGCCTCGACCGGGGCGAGCAGGAGCGCCCGCTCCCGACGCCGATCCCGGCCCTCAACACGCGCCTCGGCGGCGGCCTGCGCTCGAGCGAGCTCGTCTATCTCGGCGGTCGCCCCGGGTCCGCCAAGACGGCCCTCGCGCTCCAGTGGGCCGTGCTGGCCGCGCAGTACGGCTTCAAGACCCTCGTCGTCTCGCGCGAGATGCGCAACAGCGCCCTCGGCCGCCGGCTCATGGCCCAGCAGGCGCAAATCGCCGCCACGGCCCTCCGCCGCGGCGACCTCGACCTCGAGGAGCGCCAGCGATTCGATCGGGCGCTGCCGCGCCTGGCGGCGCTGCCGCTGTGGTTCGATGACGCCTCCGAGACCATCGGGCAGATCCGCCGCGCCGTCCGCGCCGGCGGGTTCCACTTCGTCGTCGTCGACTACGTCCAGCTCATCCGGAGCCCGCAAGATGCCTCGGCGAAGCGGCTCGAGGTCACGGCTGTCTCGCGCGGGCTCAAGTCCATCGTGCAGCGCTACGGCTGCGCGCTCCTCGCGCTCTCCTCGCTGCGCCGCCTGCTCCGAGACAAGGGCAAGCGTCTGCCGCCCGATCTCGACGACCTCAAGGAGTCCGGCGACCTGGAGCACGACGCCGACATCGTCCTCCTACTGCACCAGCCCGACGAGGACAAGCGTGATCGTGCGCTCCTGTTCAAGAAGCTCCGAGAAGGCGAGAGCGGCGGCCACGCCACGCTCGATTGGCAACCGATCTACGTGCGATTCACCGAGGTCGAATCCGGTCCGTCCGCCGAGCGCGAGCCCGGCGATGAGACGGTGCCGTTCTGAGGTCGTTATGGCCTTTGCCAGAGTCGAGACCAGCATCCTCAATCACCGCAAGTTCGGCCCTCTCATCCGGACTGATGTTCGGGCGAACGGCGGATTAGCGGCCCTCGGGCTGTGGACGCTCGGACTGGCCTACAGCATGGACCAGCTCACTGACGGAAGGGTCCCTAAGGCATGGGTGCTGCAGCGGTTACGCCCGAACATAGCAGAGAGTTCGGCCGAACAGCTATGTGGTCTCGGCCTCTGGGAAGACCGTGGCGACTACTGGCAGATCCACGACTATCTGGAGTTCAACCTCTCGTCGAAGCAGATTAAAACAGAAAGAGAGGCAGCTAAAGCGCGCATGCGAAAGCGCCGAGGACTGCCTCCGCGTTCGCCAGAACAGCCCGAGGCGTTCGACCGTAACCACAATTCTGTTCTGGGACAAGAAGTAGAAGTAGAAGTAGAAGTAGAAGATAAGCCCCCCCGAACGGCTTCGCCTGTTCGCCCGAACAGCAAGAAGACGGCGCCTCAGTCAGACGGTCTCGGTAGACGCCTCGAAAATCACCACTACCACTTCGACGGTTGCCCCAAGACCGAGTACCTCGACCAGCTCCCCGAACATGAGCGACGCCAATGCCGCGCGCATCGAGTCCAGAGCTGATGCCCACTGCTCCGGCTCCGCCCTGCACAGCCGATCCACGCTGCCCTCACCGCAAGCCCTGCCCGGTGCATCCAGACACTCGATCGTGGAGGGTGAACCCGAACCGAGGCAAAACCGCCGAGCGTGGCTATGGCGAAGCCCATCGTCGCCTGCGTCGCCTCGTCCTCGCCGAGGAGCCTACATGCCGATACCGGGAGCCCGGCTGCACCGTGCAGTCGACCGTCGCCGATCACATCGTGCCCATCTCGCAGGGTGGTGCCCGACTCGATCGCGCGAACCTCGCCGGCTGCTGTCGGCACTGCCACTCGATCAAGAGCTCGCGCGAGGCGAGGGGGGCGGGTCGAATCTCTGGAGGCTTGCGGCCATGACCGGCGCGCCAGTCCTTTGCACGCCGCCGAGGGTTTCCTGGGGATCGAAAGTAATCAGGCGTGGTAAAAATGGGACTGATGGTTCGCCAGCGGACGATCAGCAGGGCTGATACGTGAATGGGCAGACGCGGCCCGCTGCCGAAACCGACCGCGATGCGGGAACTGGAGGGCGATCCGGGCAAGCTCCTGCACAAGCGCCGGCGGGAGCCGAAGCCCAAGAAGGTCACGGGGGTATACCCGCCGCGGTGGCTGGGTCGCTTCGCGCGGGACGAGTGGCAGCGGATCGTGCCGGAGCTCGAGCGTCTCGGCCTGCTGACGGTGATCGACCTGGGCGCGCTCGAGATCTACTGCGACCTGTTCGGGCGGTGGCGCGTGGCGCGGGTGAAGCGGGACAACGACAGGGCGGTGCTCGAGCTGGCGAACCGGCTGAAGCAGTACATCGCGGAATTCGGCCTGTCGCCGGCGGGCCGGGTTCGCATCGATGCGGACGATCCGGCCATGCCCGCCCAGCCCGCGGTGAAGCCGCGTGAAGAAGGCCAAGCCGCGGGCAGAGTCGTCGACGCCTCCCGCTTCTTCGGAGACCCCAAGCGATGAGGGCTTCTGGTTCGACGAGGCTGCGGCTCAGCTCGCGGTCGACTTTTTCCGCGAGTGTCTGGTGCACACGAAGGGGGAGCTGGCGGGCCAGCCGTTCGTGCTGGAGCCCTGGCAGGAGCAGCAGATCGTGAGGCCGCTCTTCGGCTGGAAGCGCGCGGACGGAACGCGACGATACCGGGAGGCGTATATCGAGATCCCCAAGAAGAACGGCAAGTCGACGCTCGCGGCCGGGATCGCGCTGCTGCTGCTCTTCGCCGACGGTGAGGCCGGCTGCGAGGTCTACTCGGCGGCCGGCGACAAGGAGCAGGCGCGGATCGTCTTCAACGACGCGAAGCTGATGCGCGGCGCGAGCCCGGAGCTCCGGAAGCGATCACGCGCGTACAAGGACACGATCGTCGCGCACGCGACCGCGTCGAAGTACCAGGTGCTCTCCGCGGACGCGCCGACGAAGCATGGGCTGAATCCGCACGGGATCGTCTTCGACGAGCTGCACGTGCAGCCAAACCGCGAGCTCTGGGACACACTCACGACGGGCGGCGCGGCGCGGCGGCAGCCGCTCACGGTGGCCCTCACAACGGCGGGCGTCGATCGGCACTCGATCTGCTGGGAGAAGCACGACTACGCGCTGAAGGTCCTCGACGGCTCCATCCCGGATCCCTCGTTCCTCGCGGTGATCTATGCGGCCGAGGAGACGGACGACTGGCGCGCGCCGGCGACGTGGGCGAAGGCGAATCCGAACCTCGGCATCAGCGTGAAGGAGGCCTTTCTCCAGGACCAGGTCAAGAAGGCCGACGACTCGCTCGCGTACCTGAACACGTTCAAGCGGCTGCATCTGAACATCTGGACCGAGAGCGTCACGCGCTGGATCTCGCCCGACCGCTGGACGGCGTGCGGTGCCGTCTTCGATCCCGAGATGCTGGTGGGGCGCGCCTGCTATGGCGGCCTCGACCTCTCGACGACGACGGATATCACGGCGCTCGAGCTGCTCTTCGTGCCCGATGAGCCGGAGGGCCTGCTGTATACGCTCTCGAAGTTCTGGTGCCCGCAGGATGCGATCGCGCTCCGGGCGCGGCGTGACCGGGTCCCCTACGACGTCTGGGCACAGCAGGGATACCTGACCCCGACGAGCGGGAACGTGGTCGACTACGACCGCGTGCGCCAGGACGTGCGCGGGCTCGCGGAGCGCTACCGGATCCGCGAGATAGCCTACGACCGATGGAACGCCTCCCAGCTCGTGACTCAGCTCCAAGAGGACGGCGCGACGATGGTGCCGTTCGGCCAGGGCTTCGCATCGATGTCGGCCCCGACGAAGGAGCTCGAGAAGGTGATCGTCGGCGGGCGGCTGCGGCATGGGAGCAACCCGGTCTTGACCTGGATGTCGGCGAACATCGTCATCGCGAAGGATGCGGCCGACAACTGGAAGCCGACGAAGGCGAAGTCATCGGGGCGCATCGACGGCATGGTCGCGCTCGTGATGGCGCTCGGGAGATCGATGACCGGGGCCAGCGGGCCAAGCATCTACGAATCTCGCGGGGTTACGGTCCTGTGAGGAAGGGGTCGGTCATGCCCTCAAAGTGGTTTTTGAACGGGCTCGCGGCCGTCGGGCGCGGGCTGGTCCGGAGCCTGCCGGCGCTGACGACGACGACGGCCGTCCTCCTCGACCTGCTCCTGTTGCTCGCGGGGCTGGCCGTGATTGTGTGGGGCATCTGGGAATTCAGTCCCGCCGCGGCGCGGATCGTGGCGGGCTCGGCGATGGTCTTGCTGGCGACGCTGCCGCTGCGGCGGAGGCCTTAATGGGCTTGTTTCGAGACTTGCCGGCTCTCGTGGAACGACGGGGCCTCGAGCAAACATTCGTCTCGAATCCCGCGCAGTGGCTCGTGCAGATGTTCGGCGGGCGGAGTACCACCACCGGGACGGTGGTCAACGAAACCTCCGCGATGGCCTCGCCGGCGTTTTTTTCGGGCGTGGCCGCGGTGTCGGAGACGCTTGGTTCGCTCTCGCTCAAGGTGTTCCGCCGGCGGGCGAACGGCGGCAAGGACGAAGACCGAGCCCATCCGCTCTACGAGCGCGTGCACCTGAACCCGAATCCCGAGATCACCACGATGATGTGGCGGGAGATGAAGCAGGCGCATCTGCTCATGGGCGGCAACGCCTACTCCGAGATCGTCAGGGAGAATGGCGGCTCCGTGACGGAGCTCTGGCCGATCCACCCGAACCGCGTGACGCCTGAGCGCCTGCCGAGTGGCGCGCTCGTCTACGTCGTGCGAGTGCCGGGCATGGGCCTCTCGGCGGTGGGGCAGCCGATCCAGCGCGAGCGCGAGGTCGTGCTGCGCCAGGATCAGATGCTGCACGTGCGGGGGATCTCGCTCGACGGGCTCTGCGGGCTCTCACGCCTCGCCCTGCATCGCGAGTCCATCGGGCACGCGCTCGACTTGCAGGAGTACGGCGCCCGGTTCTTCGGCAATGGCGGAATCCCCGGCGGCGTCCTCGAGCATCCCGGCACGCTCACCAAAACGGCGCAAGACAACCTGCGCAAGTCCTGGGAGGAGACGCACGCCGGGCTTAGCAACTCGCACCGGCTCGCGATTCTCGAGGAGGGCATGAAGTGGCATAACACCGGCGTCGAGAACGAGAAGGCACAGTATCTCGACAGCCGTCAATTCCAGGTCGGCGAGACCGCCCGGATCCTGCGCGTGCCGGGCATCCTGATCGGGCACGATGACAAGGCCTCGACGTATGCCTCGGCCGAGCAGTTCTTCCTGGCCTACGTCGTCCACACCGTGCGCGCGTGGGTCGTCCGCTGGGATCAGCAGCTCACACTCTCGCTCCTGACCGAGTCGGAGCGCCGCACGCACTTCATCGAGCACAGCCTCGACAGTCTCCTGCGGGGCGATGCGTTGACGCGCGCCCAGGCCAACGAAGTCCGCTGGCGCAACGGGACCCTGAGCATCAATGAGTGGCGGGCGATGGAGAACGACAACCCGCTGCCGGACGATGAGGGGGAGCGGTACTTCGTGCCTCTGAACATGGTGCCGCTCGACCAGGTCGACACGATACTGGCCCAGAAGACCGAGCCCGCGGCACCGGCCGCGAAGTCGCCGCAAAACACGCCGGCGACGACGCCCAACGGCAACCGCCACGATCAGCTTCTCCGCGATCTGGCCGAGCGGGCACTGAGGCGGGAAGTCCAGGCAGTGCGAAAGCTGGGCGAGCGCGAGACGGATCCGGAGGCGTGGCGGGCCGCGGTCGATGCGTTCTATGCCCGGCACACGGCCTATCTGGCGGAAGTGTTCCACGTGTCGCTCGAGCGGGCGCGCGGCTATACGACCGAGCACCGGGCCGAAGTGCTCGCCGAGGGGCCCGGGGCGGCGGACTATTGGGAAGATGCGGCGACGGCCGAGCTGATCGAGCTCGCGACGGCGGGCTAAAGGGGGGCGCTATGAACTCCGAGCGGGAACAGCGGACGTGCGCGACGGTCGAGCTTCGCACCGAGGCCGGGCAGCCGCCGCGGCTGGTGGGCTATGCGAGCGTGTTCAATTCAAAATCGCTCGACCTGGGCGGCTTCGTCGAGATCGTGCGGCCCGGGGCCTTCAAGCGCTCGCTGGCCAGCGGCGCCGACGTCCGGGCGCTGGTCAACCATGACCCGAATCTCATCATCGGGCGCAACCGAGCGGGAACCCTCGAGCTGGTCGAGGACGACCGAGGGCTGCGGGTGACGATCACGCCCCTGGAGACGCAGGCGGGGCGGGATGTCGTCGCCAACGTGCGGGCGGGCAACCTGGACGGCATGTCCTTCGGGTTTCGGACGATCAAGGACAGCTGGGACGTGGGCAGCGACCCGGCGCTGCGCGAGCTCCTGGACGTCGAGCTGCTCGATGTCTCCGTGGTGGCCTTCCCGGCATATCCGCGGGCGGACGTCGCGGTGCGCTCGCTGGAGGGAGCGCGCACACTGGCGGCGGCGCGGGAGCGTCGCGAGGAGCGGCTGCGGCAGCTCGAGCAGTCCGTGCGTTCATAGCGCCACATACACGTGGCCGTCACGGATCGCCAGGAGCCGCATGTGATACGCGGCAAATATGGCGATCATCGCCGCGTTGTCGATGTGCGTTCCCGCCGTGATCCTTCGACCGGGACTCTCTAGTAGCAGGGCCTGGATGCCGCGGCCCCACGCTGCGCGTCCGTAACCCTTTCCCGGTCGTCCGATCATGATGCCGAGGTCCGCCGTGGTTCCCTCCACGTCAGCACCGAGCGTGCCGACCATGCCGCCGTCGGCCATGACAGCCCACATCGGCCCATGCTTCGACGCAAGATAGGCGCACGCCGACTCCCGCGTATGGTCGAGCAAGCGCTGCCGCGAGTACCGCATGAGATCGCGGTCGTTGAGCCAGCCCAGATATTCGGGCGTGATATGCGCTGCGGTGAATGGGACGAGATTCATAGCGCACATTTTACTTGACACATTCCGGGGGGCGCGCGGTAGAGTTCTGATCCAGTAGCACGGCGCTCGGTTGCCAGTCAGCCCGACGGTATGACGGGCCGAGCGTGACACGGTAG